CGGTACTGGCCGCCGCCGTTGGTGCGGGGTTCCCAGATGGGCGGCTGGTCTTCGACGCCTGGTGAGTAGCCGGCGCGTGAGCCGTCACTGAAGTAGACGTAGCCGAATGACTGGGGTCCTGGTTCGGGTTGCCCGCTGCGGTCGTCCCAGTCTTGGATTTCCAGTTTCATGTTCATCCTTTCTACTCCCCGAATCATACACCCGAGTCGGGGATTTTGTCAACACTCTCTTTGAGGAGGAGCGCATGTCCCTGCACGCCCGCAGTGACCTGATGAGCGTCGCTGTGCCGGTTGCGTCCGGAGGGTGCGGCACCACGCACACCCGACCCGTCCGCAACGGTGCACCCGCTAAAGTCTGGCGGCTGGACTGCCAGCCTTGTGAAACGTATTTGAAAGGCGGCGGACGCACCCGCCTCCAGTACACACCTGGCGACAAAGAAGTTGGCCTTCTGCCGACACAAGAAAGAGTCGCGGACACTGATCCCTGCTGGTCCGCAACTGAGGAATCCATTCCTGAAACGCCGGATGAGCGTGTGCACTTGCGCAGACGCAAGCAGCTCGGAAATGAAGAGCTGGAATGGATTAAGGCTCTCGCGGCAGCCAGGGCGGCGGGAATTGATATCCCGGCGAATGCAATGTGGCTGCTGGAGCAGAATTTTGATCCTCGTGTGCTGAAAGGCACCACTGAGTGCCCGTCCGGGCATGAGAACGCTGCAGGCAGTAAATACTGCTCTGAATGCAGCAAGCCGATGGGCGGACGGGAAGCAGCCGCTGAGCTGCCCGCTGCGGAGCCGGTGAAGTTGAGCCTGGCGGAGCTGAAGCGGCGGTGCAAGGAGCGGGGTTTGCCGGATTACGGGACAAAAGCGCAGATGATGGCGCGTTTGGGTATCGCATAGGGGGAGCTTTTGTCGAGAGCTGCAGGGTTGTGCCGCAGGTGCGGAGGACCGAAAAGGGGCAGGTCAGCGCGGATTTCCGCACCTATTGCGCAGTGCGCTCGCTGCGGTGACGATGTTTGCGCGAAACATTCGAAATGGGTGGATGGGGCGTATTATTGTTCTAAATGCCTCCGCGCTGCTAATGAACGCGGAGGCATTTAGAACCTGCCTTACCTGACAGCACCCGACCTCGCCCAACCTTATCGAACCCAGCCATGCCAAACCTGCCGTACCTACTGGTCGGGTAGCGTTGACTTTATCACAGGAGCCGATGTGACTACGCCGTTGCCGCTGATCCAGATCCCGTATGTCACTCCTGAGATCCTTCAGAACGCACCTACCGGAATTGACTTCTCGACTATCCCGGCTACTCCGACGTTTGATCCTGCTGCGAATGCGTCTGAGCTGTGGAATCTGTGCCAGCGGGCGACGGCAATGGCCGATCAATATTGCAATCAGACTTTGCGGGCGACACTGGATACTGAGGTTCTGCACGGGCCTGATTACCGGGTGACGGTGGGACCTGCTGCGGGGGGTGGTACTGCTACTCCGTACTGGGGGACTGCGGGGTCGAATACGCGGTGCATTATGGCGCGGTGGCCGATCCTGGGTGTGACGAAGGTGCAGGTGTCTGCGAATGCGTCGTGGCCGAGGAACTGGGTGACGCTCCCGGCCGGGTTCGCGGAGCCGGAGTACCCGCCTTTCGGGTTGTATAACAGTGTTGCGCCGGCGAGTGATGCGAACGGGTCTCAGGCGATCCTGATCGCTCCGGGGTATGTGGACAGGTGCCTGGGCAGGAACGGGTACATTCTTCAGATTTCTTATATTAACGGGTGGCCGCATTCGGAGATTTCCGTTACTGCGAGTGCTGGGGCGTCCACGATCACGGTGAATGACACGACCGGGTGGGCGGTGTCTAACTATCAGACGACCATTACGGGTGCGACTGGTGTTATCAAGGATGCGGGCCGGCAGGAGTCTGTTCATATTACGGCGTCGTCTACGACTTCCGGCCCGGGGACGCTGACTCTCGCTTCGCCGACGGTTTACCCGCATCAGGCGGGGACGCTGATCACGACTATTCCTGCGGCTGTTGAGCAGGCGGCGATTTTGTTTTGCTGTGCTCAGGCGCTGGTGCGCGGGGCTACGTCCACGACGATTCATTCGATCGGGGGGCATTCGGCGAGTTCGGATCAGGATATTTCCACGTTGAATGCTGAAGCTGAGCTGCTTTTGCATCCGTACAGAAGGACGATCTGATGTCTTGCGGGCGGGCTCCTACCCGGCGCATTGTGCATGTGAAGCAGAAGACGCCAGTGAAGGGCAAGGCGAAGAAGAAGGCTGTGGTGCATAAGCTGGTGCATCAGCCTGCGCCGAAGGTGAAAGCGAAGAAGAAGATCAACAAGCTGGTGCACAAGCCGGTGAAGAGGAAGACGAAGAAGCAGCTGATACATCATCTGAAGCACAAGGTGGTCTGTCAGAAGAAGACCCGGCATGCGGTGTCGACCAGCGTCAACAAGAAGAAGAAGGTTGCGTACAAGCCGTCGGGGCGGATCATGAAGGCAGCTCATGCGCAGAAGGCCGGGCGGGCGCAGAAGGCTCAGACGGCTTGGCGGGCACGGTAAATGCGGTCTGTTTAGTGGTGGCGTATAATCACGGCTGGGTGACTATTGCCCGGGGGAGGCTGGGATAAGTGCCGATTGTGTCGGTCCAGTCTTACCTGCTGCAGCTGCTGGACGGGTTGCAGATGCCGTACGGGCAGCCAGCGGCGAACGCGTTCGTGACTCCCCCTGACCCCCGGGTGCAGGCGAGGATTCCGGCGATTTACATCTGGCCTGCGCCGTCGGAGGAGAACAGGTCGGACCGTCTGGGGGGGACGGTGCCCCGTAATACGGGGAAGGGCACCGCGTCGGGCACTAAAGGGCTGATGCATAACATGGACATCTACCTGACGTGGATGTCGATTAACAATGCGCAGCAGTCTGACCCGATTTTCCCTGGGATGATTGATGCCATCCTGGCGGCGCTGCGGTACAGTCAGCCGAACCCGGCGTATGTGACTGACCCGAACCTGAATATTACCTCCACGATTTATAACGTGGGGGAGGAGATGCGGTGGACGCCGGGTATTGAGGCGCTGGAGGATGAGCGCTGGATACGGTATGACTGCCTGATTTCTTTGCCGGTCTGGGAAATCATCAACGCGTAGGAGGATGGTTATGGCTACTGTTTTCAACGGTCATGTGACCATGACCTACATGGATTACATTGACACGGCTACGGGTAAGACACTGGTTTGCGTGCCGGGGCAGAGTTACAACTTTGTTCCGAATAACGGGCATGCGGTTGCGCGGCCTGCGGTGCCGACTGACGGCCGGTTCTCGGCAGGTACCGGCCGTGAAGTGAAGGCCCCGGTTGAGATTCCGGCGGAGGACGCCGGGAAGAAGAACAGTCAGCCTGACGAGGGCTGACGTTTACGTTTTAGCAGAGGAGCTGTGTGGCCCTTGGCGGTCCCAACATCTATCCTGGCGTCCTCACCTGGCTGGGTGTTGCGCGGGAACTGACCGGCGGCGTCCCGGTTCTTCCTGTTATCACTCATCCGCTGGAGCAGGGCTCGTTTGAGCCTGAGGACACGCCTAAATTCCTTCAGGACAAGTCGATCCGTGGCGCGATGACTGACCTGTTCTACGAGACGCTCGGTGTTGAGTCGGCGACGTTCTCGTTCGGCGGCCCGAACTTCCTGGACAGCCACGGGTACTTCTTCGACAACGTGTTCGGGGACCTGTCCACGATCGGCAGCACCCCTACGAATGCGGCTACCATGTCGGCGTCGACTGCGCCGATCGGGAACACGCTGATGACGCTGGCGTCTGCGCCTCCGACGCAGTACACGGCAGGTGCGGTTATCCAGATCGGCACGGGTGCCAGCGCTGAAGTGGTGATTATCTCTTCGACGGCTGCATCGAATGTTGTCGGTTTCACTAACAACCCGCTGCGGTTCGCGCATGCTGCCGCGACTGTCAATACTGTTACTTCCCCGTATACGCATAAGTTCGCGGCACTGAACTCACAGCTCGGGTATGGCGGCGCTTTCGGTGCTCAGCCGCCGACGCATACGTTCACTGACGTCACTAACATTGTCAGCACGTTCACGAACGCAACATACGGTACTGCGGCGACTAACCCGTTCGGTGCAAGGTACTACCCGTTCTCGGTTCTGAAGCAGCTTGACTTCTCCGGGAATGCGGAGCAGTTGTTGGGCATCAAGATGTCGGGTGACTCGTTCCTGTCGCAGCCATGGCCTTCTGCTTCCGCCCCTACGAACATAACGACTAATAGCCGGCCGATTCCTAACTGGAACAGCACTGTTTCAACTATCGGTCCTGGCGGCAACCAGGTTATGACGGATGTCGGCGAGTTCAGTGTTTCGTTCAAGCGGCAGACGCAGGTTTACTGGACTGTCCAGGGTACTCAGACGCCGCTGGTTATCGCCCGTGGTCCTTTGAATGTGGACGGCACGATTCAGTATGACCCGACCATCAATGAGTGGCCGCTGGACTACATGCTGCTGAATGCGCAGGCTCCGATGACCATTGTTGTGACGAACTCGGGTATCCCGAACTCGGGTACTCCGTTTACTTTGACGTTCACTATGTCGCAGCTTGCGAATGTTAAGGCGAAGCCGATGCGTTCCAAGGCGCTGTTCGGTTATGCGAACAGCTTTGAGGGCATCGCGAACTCTACGGATGTCGGGGGTTCCGGGGGGCTCGGGCCGGGCACGATCACGCTTGTGAATGCCACGCCTACCTACTAACAGGTCAACCCCCCGGCTATTGCTGGGGGGTTGATTCATGTCTAATACGAGGAAAGCGAAGGGACTGCGAATGGCACGTGTTGAGCTGCCAAGTGGCGGATGGGTTGAGTACCGGGATCAGCTGAAGGCCAGTGACCGTTTCCATGTGCAGGATGCGGTGATGCTGGAATTCCGCAGTGAGGGGAACCGGGCTTCTCTCGGGATGATCAATGATCAGCGGAATGCGCTGCTGGGCCGGATCATTGAGAAGTGGTCGTTCCAGGTGCCGGTGCCGAAGGACAACAGCTTCCAGGCAGCAGACGTGATCCTGGGGGAGCTGCTTGACCTGGATGATTACCAGGCGCTGGTTGACGCGGTTCAGCCGCTGATGGACAAGATCTCAGGTACGTCTGTGAAGGGCGACCCAAAAAAGCAGTAGGCCAGCTGGCGCAGGTTTTCAGTTACCGGATGCGGGGAGGGCGTCCGGAGTTCCAGCCGGCTTACCCGGAGGGTTTCCCTCAGAAGATGCTTGTGTATAACTGGTATGCACGGGCACGGAACTGGCATCCCCGTCAGGTGGATGAGCTGCACCTGGATGAGATGGAGTGGCTTCCTATCATTGAGGAAGCTGTGCAAGCTGCACTTGAGCAGGATCGCGATTAGGAAGTGAGCGGCGAATGGCTCGTATTCTCTGGCATTCTTGCAGCCCGTGGGCTCCGTCGGGGTACGGTACTCAGACGGCGATATGGACGACGAAGCTGAAAGAGATGGGGCATGAGGTATCGATTTCCTCGTACTGGGGGATTCAGGGGGGTGCTACCCAGTGGAACGGGATTCCGGTGTACCCGGGGTTCGGGAATGCGTACTGTTCTACGTCTCTGGGGCAGCATGCGCTGATGGTGAAGCCGGATCTCATCATCACTTTGGGTGATGTGTGGGTGATGGACCCGAATATTCTGCGGGAGCTGCCGATTGCGCACTGGCTGCCGTCGGATTGCAGGCCGATGTCGCTGGCTGACCGGATGGTGGTGGATGCTTCGGGGGCTCAGCTGATCGCGATGAGCCAGTTCGGGCAGCGTAATTTCCGGCAGGCGGGTTATGACTCGGTGTATGTTCCGCATGCGATTGACACGACGGTGTTCCGGTGGCTGCCGGACCGGGACAAGCTGCGTGAGTCATGCGGTATTGATGATGATCAGTTCGTGATCGGTATCAATGGTGCGAATAATGATGCGATCCGTAAGGCTCTCCCGGAGCAGATGCTGGCTTTTGCGAAGTTCGCGAGGAATCATCCTGATGCGATCATGACTCTTCATTCTGGGGTGCATCAGGATGGGGGGCAGGATCTTGAGGCGCTCGCGGAGAACATCGGCATCCTGGATAAGGTGCGGGTTGTCGATCAGTACAGGTATACGGCGGGGCAGATCAGCCAGCAGGATCTGAATGAGTGGTACAACGTTATCGATGTGCTTTCCGCTGCGTCCTATGGTGAGGGTTTCGGGTTGCCGATCATGGAGGCGCAGGCGGCTGGCTGCCCGGTTATCACTACCCGCTGCTCTTCGATGGAGGAGCTGAATCCGCTGGGGATTCAGGTGGACGGGGAACCGTTCTGGAACGGGGTGCATAAGGGCTGGTGGACTCGTCCGGCTGTGCCGGGGCTGGTGCAGGCGTATGAGGATGCGTATGCTGCGCGGGCGGATGTGAAGCCGGGGAAGCTGCGGCAGTTCGCCCGTGAATATGATGTGGATAAGGTGGCTGTGGAGCATATGGGGCCAGCTGTGGAGGAGCTTCTGTCCCGGATGTCGCGTCGCTGACAAGAGTTTTTAATAGGCGGGGAGGGTATGCATGGATACTGCATCCCTCCCCGCCTATTTGCGTGCACTGAAAGATGCTGCTGCGGGTGGTGCGGCTCCGGCGGCGAATGCGATGGCGGGTGCTTTCCAGGATCGTGTGGTTAGTGTCACTTTGCGGCAGACGGTTCACCCTCCGGGTCTGTTCTGGAAGGCGATGGCGGGCCGGCCGCCTGCGTATGCGTCGGGGGAGCTGGCCCGGTCCGTGCGGATGACGCCGGCTAAAGGTTCGGTGCTGGCGACAGCGTATGTGGGGGCGTATGCGAGGTACGCGGCGATGCAGGAGTTCGGCGGGTTCGCGCGGGCGAGGACAAGCGCGTACATGCACTGGGTGAACAGCCGGGGTTCGTGGTGGATGAAGCAGGTTTACGTTCCGGC